GTTTCCGATCCACGTGAACGGCTGAAGGTTTCCGTCAGCAACAGCGGTGGATCCGGATGCCACGTAGCCAGTGACATTGATCGTTCCCGCCTTGTTGCCAGCGAGCTTGATCTTCCATCCGCCATTGCAGTTGTTCGGGATCTCGATGATGTCGGTCGAAAGGTCGATCGATCCTTCGGAGACGCAGATTGCGATCGTCTGGCCAGTGCCAGCCGGGTACTGGATCGTGAAGGTCGTATTCCGCCCGAGGGCGTATCTCGTAGGTAGCGTTGCGGCCATGCTTTACTCCTAGTGTCTGACCTGGAAGTCGATTTGAGTGACCCACCCCCGGTTGCCGGTCAGGGTCGGAGTATCCGAATAGAACGTGTTGCGATTCGTGATCACCATGTCCGCCACGTCACCGAAACTCTTCATGTTGAAAAGGTCGCGTGCGAAATCTCTGGCGATCTCAGCATCCGTTGACGTCAAAGCGGACACGGACAGGGTGACGATATCGCTCTGCCATGCGACAGAATTCGAGGAACAGCGAACCTCAGAGCCGCCCGACACCGTGAACACGGCATAAGGCGGCTGAGTGCCCTCGGGGGCCGCACCGCTCCACGACGGGATCGGCGAGTTCACGTTCCAGCGTGTGACGATGTCACCCATGAAGCTCATTAGGCGGTCCAGCTATTCCCGGCGAGGACGACGAAGGCGGAAGTCGTGTTGGCTCCCGATCGGAACGTGATGGTCGTCGGAGACGCAACGCCGTTCATCGGTACTCTCAGAAGCACGTCGCCGTAAGGCGGAACCGTGATGTTGCCGTCAGAGAACGCAGTGGCGGCGATCTTGAGCGTTTCGTTGCCGAGATTCTGGACGGACAGGACTTGCGTTCGCGTGACGTTCACCGAGCCGCACAATGCGTCGGAAAGGGTGGCCAGCGTCAGAACCGTGCCGGTCGTGGCGTTGATCGACGTGAGCGTATTCTTGTAGAACGTGTCCGAATAGATTTGGTTCGTGTTCCAGCCGCTCGCCGACGAGTTGGCAGGAATGTTCGCCGGGATGGCAGTCACGACCTTGGACGATACCAAGGGCTGCGTCACAGAGCTAAGGACGTCGCTATCCGTCAGGGTCAGACTTCCAGTCGTCCCGACCGATCCCGAAAGAGTCGTTGCCATGGTGGGTTCCTCAGAAAATCACCGATACGTTCGGCGGGATGTACTCGACCTTGAGTTCTGCGTTGTCGGCCAGATATTGGAGGCCAGAGGGAAGAAGCCTGCGAAGCTCGCGACGGTACTTCGCCTTGATCCATGGGATCTCGTTACGAACCCACGGGGTCTTCATGAAGTAACGGGGCGGCTGAACGCGACCGGGAACCGTGATGCCCTGATTGCGGATCTTCTTCGGAACATTTCCGTCACGCCCTTGGGGCAACTGGCGTTTCACGCCTGGATTCCCGCCGATCACCCAGCCGGATTCGAGATATTTGGCGTACTTGGAAAGGCGTCGGCCTTTGCTCATGTCCTTCGTGGAGTCGACGTAGATGAGCGAAACATTGCCCTTCTGCTTGTCCGAGATGGACGCCAACAGACTCCCCGATCCCGCTGGCGGGCGACGAGTCGCAGGCGGTTGATATGCATCCGCCGAAGGTGGCCACGGGCGTGCAATGCGGGCCTTGATGAGTGAGTCGCGAACCCACGCAGAAGTTGCCTTGAGAGCTTCGTCGCGAATGCGATCAAGTTCGCCCTGAGAAGTCCCGCGAGCACCCGGAGGGGTGTACCCCTTCAGCTTGCCAAGGTTCTTCAGGGCGTCCGAAAGACTCACGACGTCTCCAGTGTGCATTCAACGGTCGTGTGGTGGCCGAGACTATTCCAGTCGCGGCATTTCAATACATTATACACAAGCGAATCTACATATATTTGATTGTTGGCGGCAAGCTGATAGCGGCCAGAGAACATGATGGCATGAGTCGCCATCGATCCGTCCTTCTCCTCTTCCCGCATGACGCCACCAGAAATGGGGCGAACCAGACATGGGACGCCCGAATAGAGCGTTGTCCAGGTCGTCGTTACGCCACCGCTGGCGTCCCGACCGGGCGTCAGGGACTTGATCGTCGCCGTCTGTTTCAGGAAGTCTTCAAAGGCCATTGACGCCCACTCTCACGTAGGGGCCAAGCAGAACTCCGACGTCCGTGGAAGGCGATATCGCTGAGTCCATCTGGAACTTGGTGTACGAGTAGTCGCCCACCTTCTCGCTCTGAAGATCACCCGACGACGACCATCGCGTCGACATGGTTTCGACCAGCTTCGCCGTAGCGGCCTTCACCGGGGCCGGTATATTGGCGTACCCGCCCGTGTACGTGATCTGATAGAAGGTCGAATACTGAATCGCCTCACTCGAAACTCGCCAGCTTGTCGGGTCGATCGTTAGAACGCCCGAGTTCGGCTTGACGGCATATCCCAGAGCCCACCCCGAATCAGTTTCGGTCATATTCGACGGGTAGTCGTTCGTGACGTTTCCGACAGGGGCGTTCGGCTCGGATCGCGTGTAGAGCGTGACGTTGGAAACAGCCGTAACCGGTGTGCGTTTCAGGTAGACGGTAGGCACGAATCTGTAGGGATGGCGTTCCGTCACCGTCTCGCTGGCGAACTCCCTGTGACAGTAATTCTCTACCGCTACGCTGGCCGCCTCGATGTACGCATCCAAAGTCGAGTTCGCCACGGTCGAAAGGCCGGGGCAATACGTCAGGAGTTCGGATCGCGAAATGAGATCGGCCATGTGTCTCTCAAGGTGGCAACCCCCAGGGCACCACCAGAACGGTGGCACCCGTGGGGGCTGAAAGGTGGGCTCAGTTCGTCGCTTTGACCGAAGTGGTCAGGAAGTCCGTCTGGTTGACGGGCTCGAAAAGCGGATTGGATTTCAGGGCGATGGCGTACGCGGCGTTGGACATGCCGGCTGTGATGTTGCATCGCAGGTAGCGGACGCTGGACGGAACTGCCGTCACAGCGGGAACGCTGGTTTCGCGGCCCGATCGGTGGAATTCGATCGCGAGGAACTTGTTGGCGGACTGGGCGGCGTTCGCAACGACGGTCGTGAGGCCAGACGTCGGGTAGGTCGCGGTCGCGTTCACAAGGTACGCCGGGGCTACGTTCGTCCAGCTCGACCCATCCACGGACTGCTCAAGGACCATCGTGGCGTTGCCACTGGACCCATTGAAGTTCACGAGGAAGGCGACAGACGCCGAGTCCGACATATCCACGCTATCGGTGATATTCGACGTGATGGCGAGCCGATCGACCAACACAGCGTTCAGGAGTTGGCGGTTATAGGTACTCATGTGGCTCAACCCTTAATCTTGACGAACTTGTGGAATTGCTCCTGAATGAGCCGTCCGCCCCATCGCAGGTGGAACATGTACACCCGGCGACCGTTGAGGGCTTCGATCTCGTCCAGAACCCGAACAGTCATTCCCTGACGCACCGGCATGATATAGCCCTTGAGCGAACCGAAGATCGCGGCGTAGGCGTCATTGGCGATGTCGGGGGCGAACTGGCAGTAGGTGATCGGATAGCCAGCGATTCGGTCAGGAACCGGCTCGACGATGCCCGGATAGACCTGGCTGTTCTGGAACAGATAGGTGTCCGTGGTCGAGTTCTTCAACAGCGAAATCGCTTCCGCCGAAGCTTGGTTCATGATGAACGAAGTGTCTTGCGACACGTACTGGAGCGGGATCTTGAACTTCATCCGGCGAAGCGTGTCGCCATCGAAAGCGCCAGTCGTCCCAGTCTTCACCCAGCCAGCACGGCCAAGCTCAGGGGCACCAGCGGCATCGGACGTGATAGCGGTCGAGTGCCACAAGCCTTGCGGCTGGCCAACGCCCGTTCCGAGGGAGAGATACTTCTCGAAGTGAAGCTGCGACCAGATGCCAAGCTCATAGCTGAACTCAGCTTCAAGGTCACGCCCCGAGTCGGCGATAGCGGTATTGGAGATCGACCACTTGCCAGTGTACTCGTGGACATTGATCGACGCTTCGCCATAGGTCGGTTCAGGGGATGCGTCGGGGTTGCGACCCTCGCCCGTCCACTGGCCGTTGATCGGCGAGGTGTAGATGTTGTTGGAGTCGCGATACGTGGTCCGCATCCAGGTCACACGCGGCGAACCCGTGGTGATCCGGCGAACACGTCCGGCAAGAGTCGTCGGGGCGGGCTCACGCCGAAGGATTTCGGACATGATTTCGGGCGGAATGAAATATCCGACATCTTCGTCGATGCCCGCTGACAGCGTCTTGTAGGTCGAGGGCCGACGCTCTTTCAGGTACTTCTCGCCATTGTAGAGATACCACTTGAAGGCAGTCCGGTAGCTCGGATCGGCGATAGCTTTGAACTTCTCTACAGTGAGCTTGTGAGGGCCTTCATCCTCAACATCGCCGTTCTTGTCGATGTGGGTCTGGCCCGATTGCCGTGCCTTGGCAGTGTACGGAGTCCCGAAAGACTCATCGTTAGCTGCCTTGTACGGATCAAGGGACACAGCTTCGACTTCTTCTTCGGTCGAGATTTGCGACTGAAGGTTCGGCAGAAGCGACTTGGTAATTTCGAGGATGCGTGCGGACTGGTCTGGCGTGCGGTCGGGATTCGCCTTGAGGGCTTCCGCCTCTGCCAATGCAGCTTTGAAATCCGCGCGCAGCTTTGGGAGGCTGGGCATCAATGGACTCCTATGTAGTCGCGGAAGCCTTGAAGTAGCTTCTCACACTCTTCGAATTCGGCATCCGGCACCGAAGTCAAACGCTTCACCGTCGCTTCTAACGCATCCAAACGCTTGAATACGTCAGTGAGTACATCCGGACTGTGCGACTTGTAACTGGTGATTTCAGACAGTTCGTTGGCTGGCAGGGCGACGGGTGAAACTTCGAGCAACTTGGCTCGCTTGATGACCCTGGCACCGTGTTCGGCACGCAGCATTTCTTCGTCGGACGGGTTCCATCCCGCCTTCTTCCAGTAATCGATCACTTCGCCCTTGGTTCGCAGCGTCTTCACCTGCATCGGCATGATGCCGACAGAGAGCTTGCGGACCACGTCGGACGTGATCAGCTCGCGGGCTTCCTGTGCCTTGGACGTCGAAACGAGCAAAGCGTCCAGAAACAGTCCGTAGCCGTCCTCAAAGAGACGTTGGGGCTTGCCGATCGGATTGGAGTGGTCGTGGCCTACACCCCCGATGAAGCCTTCCTTGAGGAATCGTGGAGCGTCTTCTTTGTAGGCACCTGGAGCGACGATGTCGTTGTGATAGTCGAGGAGGTGGAATACCGATGCGTACCCCTCGAAACCACCGTTGTCCCCGTTCAGCTTCGGGGCAGGTGCGAGCTTATAGATGAGATCGAGTTCGGACAAGTCATCCTCCTCAGAAAACATCATATAAGTATATCAGAATATCTAAGAGCGTTCGGATTCCTTGGATTCTTCCCCGAATTGTGCGGCCACGGAATACGAAACGATCTTGAGCATATTCTCCTGAGACACATCGTCGAGCGTCATCTTAAGCCTGTGCCTGAGCGCGTCCATGACGATTTCGTCTTGCGGGTCGCTCACCACGCTGATCGCTTCCATCCACCGCCCAAGAAGCATGCTGATGCGATCCGTGTGGAGCTTGTAACTCTGGAGGATACTGCCCGTGTCGCAATCGGATTCGATATGCGGTTCGATTTCGATGTCGGGGTCGTTGTCGTGCGGCATGGCGTCCTCAGAAGTTCAAGGGTGAGAAGTCAAGCGTCTGACGCGGGAATCCGACGAAGTTCGATAGGGCGAACGAATCGCCTTCCTTGAGCATGCGGTCGATCGTCGTGCTGCGAACCTTCATCACGCCACGCGGCCAGTCCTTCGGACCACCCGTATAGCAGTCGCCCCAATGGTTCGCGACGTAGGCGCATGGGTCCGACTCGTCTTCGTAGCCGACGATCAGTTGTGAGTGGTTCCACGTGCCCGATGGTGTGCCGAATCCATTCCTGTCGAGTTCCATGCGGAACCCCTGAGAACTTGCTACAGGCACGGGATAGCCGTTAGAGATGGCGTACTTCAGTTCATCGAAACTCTTGACCTGCTCATAATCCTTGACGGGGAACTTCTTTGCTATGGGTTCCATATCGTCCGGAACGCCCCGTCTGGAGAGCGGCCCACAACATACTGATGGATCGTATCTGCTCAGATCGAGGGACGGGTACTTGTCCTGTGGTATCGCTCCGTACTTTCTCAGCCATTCCGCCATCCATACGTTGACTGATCCCTCTCCCTTCACCTGCCCCTTTCCGATCTCGACACGGCTCCCCCAGTAAATGCTCATTGGATCCGCACGCTTCGACGGGCCTTGTCCGCCGCTCTTTACGATGCTTATGGCCGTCAAAACGTCGCACGCAAGAGCACCTGTATGGGCTACGCATGATCCGCATGATCCTTGATTGAGCCACCACTTCGGGCCGAAAACCTTCTCCATGTACGGCATGAGGCTGGCTTTGGGCGGCGGTTCGGCCAACGGGGCAAGAAAGAACGCAAATCCTTGAAGATTCCTCTCGGCGACCATCTTCGGAACCGCTTCGGCGGCAAGATCGGGACGCCATCCCTCGCCGAATGTTTGACCGTTGAGGGAGATCACTTAATCGCCTCCAATCCCAACTTCGCCTCTTTCAAGGCCGGGATGATCTTGTCCGGGTCGTCTCCGACCGCAATCTTGAGTGCATCGCCAAGCGGGAAGCCCTTCAGCTTCGGACTCAGGCCCATCCCGTCACACGTGTCTCGCAGATCATTCAGGACCGCTTGGCCCTTCAAGCCCAGCCCACCAGCCTTGGCGAGCGTCACGTCGATGGCGTGGGCCAGCTCTTTCGCTGTTCCGACCGGATCGTTCTTGATCTTGTCGCGGAACCATGAGTTGACTCTCAGGGCAAGCCCGGTGAGTTCGGGTTGTGGAGACGGGATATCAGGCTTTGGCGGGGCAGGGGCGGGCGGAATGACCGGGACGACATCAGAGGTCTTCGTGCGGGTGACGTTGCCCGTTTGCGTGTCGACCTGATACGTATTGCCCGCGTCATCGAATTCGATGATCTTCACGACCCTGGACTGGATCGGAACAGGTGCCTGTGACGGCGTCTGGGCAATAAGGGCGGTGGCCGCCAGAAGCGGCAAGTACCGATAGAGCATGAGGGCTATCCCCGCCAGAAGCCCTGTGTTACAGAATCCCAAAACGCCTTTTGATCTCGTCGATCGCCGATCGACCACCTTCCTCTCGCCCTTCGTCGCGAGCCTTGTCGACCTCGGCCTGAAGCTCTGCGATCTTCGCGTCCTTCTCGGACGTAGCGGCGACTATCGCTTCCTGTGTCTTGCGAGCCATATCGAACTCGATCGCGTCGAATTCGCCCTTGAACCTTTCGATGACGTCCATGCGTCAATCCCCCTTGCGGACAAAGAGCCGTGCCAGGCCGACAAGTACGAGGGTGAACGTGGCGATAGCCCTTGCGATCATCGCATCCACCTTTCTTCCATGCGGACTTCCGACCACGCCCATATCGTAACCGATACGAACATGCACGACACGAAACCACATATAAACATCATGGAATATCTACCGTGTCCTCGCTCGGCTTCGCAGAACGTGGGTCCAAAGCGAACTTCGAGTCACCCTCTTGTGCAATGCGATGACAAGGGCTGCACCGAGAACGAAGCTGCTCCATTCGATATTCGTGATCGCGAGCCTCCTTCGTATTTCGCCTCTGGTACGTGAGGTAACACCCCATCAGAAGCGTCACGCCGCCGATCGTCGCCGGAAGCGTGTTGATCATCGCAACGGATATTTCCACGAACGCTTCCGTGACCGTCAATGGGTGTACGTGGCATTTGATCGATGCGATCGAACTTAAAGCCGAATACAAGCTCGCGCCAGTGAAGACGCCAGCCGTGGGAAGCGTCAGCCTGTCCGTGATCTCAAGAATCGCCTCGGGTCGCATCGTCTTCCCCCATGATCGAATCAACGATCTCGTCTACCGATTTCCCCCTGTACCAGTTCACCAAGCTCACGATCCCCGAAATGACGATCGCATAGAGAACGGGAGAAGATTCCTTGAGGAATCCGATCGTCTCAGGGTGAGTCTGTACGTGGGAAGCCGCCGCCGCGAGACCGACGACAAGCCCTGTCAAGAGAGCTGCGGCCACCTGTTTCCCGCTATTCTGGCCCTTGATGTTCATGTGTCCTTCTCGCGGCGAGAGAGCTTATTCCGAGGCAGGCGCGTCAGGAACGACGCCCGGGATCAACGCCTTGATTTCGTCGAAGGCCGCGTTCACTTCAGCCTTGGCGTAAGTGTCCGATAATAGTGTATCGACCTTCACTTGAAGCTCGTCGATTTTGGCCTGAAGGGCTTTGCCTTGCTCAGTCTCAGCGGCAAAAGCGGCCTTGATCTCATCCATATTCTCGTTCAGTTCGCTCATCATTCGCTCCAGTTTCGCCATGTCCGGCGATACGAAGAATCGGAAGTCAAACACCCTGCACCACTCTTTCCAGCCCAGCAGCGGCAAGAAACGCTTCGAAGTCCGCCGAATCGGGCTGTGGATTCAAATTCGTGCCGTTCGGGACAAGCGTATTCGTGCCCTCCCAATAGGCAGCGAACCACGACTCTGTTTCGAGCGCGTATCCACTGGCGAGCATCGGTTGGGCGATCTCAGGTGCCAGGGCTTGCGATGCGCCCCACCACGTTCCGTTGTAGCTGTTAGTAGCGTCCCACGATGCCGATGCCCCGCCAGGGATCGATTGCAACTCGACGGAATGCTCTTGCGGCAAGCCGGAAAGCCCGTCCATTGTCGCGGCAAGGGATCGTTTTGCATCAGGTACGGCAGTGTGGCAGACGACGCGGGTCATGAGATCCCCCACTTCGCCGCTATGTACGCTTCGACACTCGCCACGTTGCCAGCCGAAAGCGTCGTGTTGTACCCGATGACCTCAGCGATGTGGCCGTTCTGCATGAGCCTTGTCGCGGGCAACGCTGGCTCGGTTCCGAGATAGAGGGCCTTGACCCCGGTTTTCACTGGGAAAGTGGCCGACATGTAATTCCAGCGGTTCGGCGAAACCCTTGCTGGTGATCCGGTCACGAATTCGTTCTCGGCCGACGACCGCTGTACGCCGTTAAGCCTGATTATCGTTGTCGTATCGGCCGCGTTGTAAAACTGGGTGACCCGGTTCGGTGGCGGGCCGCCTGGTGTCGCTGGCAGTAGTGTGGACATGTGCAAGTCCGACCCGCCATCCGACCGATATCCGCAAATGCCGTTATACGAACCGGAAAACGTCGTCGGGTGTTCCCAGACCACGAAGAACGAGCCCAGCGTGTACGTCAGAGAGTGCGTGAGCGTCTTCGCTTCGAACTTGATCGCAGTCAGCCCGTTCAGCGTTGCCGTCGATGGCGTCGGGCGATTCATGACCGTGGCTTGCGTTACATGCCTGGCGTTGCCGCTCTTGTCGTTCCACTGGCTGACGTTGTTCGATCCATCGAGCGTGATCGACGCTGCGTCGGATGCGTCCAGCCACAGCGCAAGGCCGGGGATGTCCGTGGGGGAGAATGACGATCTCAGTCTGTTGTTCTGAGCCCAATACTGGATCACTGGAGGTTCTTTACCACATCTACCGTGCCATTGGTGGTCGCCGCCTGAACGAACGTGGCTCGCTGCCCGATGGGCAGATAGATCGGCGTGTTGGCTGGCCAATAAGCCGTATTGCACGTCGCGGGGCTGTTCGTCTGCGCCAGCTTCAAGGCGACCGTGGAATACAGATTTGCCAGAGATTGGCCGTCGTGAACCTGGGTCCACGTATTCGTCGCAACAGACACGTTATACATAGGGCGTCATCTCCTCGGGCGGCGTAATCGGATTGACGTACATCTGGACATCCAAGTCCTTGTTCACGCCAGACCTTGACGGACTGAGGGCATCGGAATTACGTTCGCCGTCCAGCTTGGACCGCTCCGAAGAATTCGCTGGCACCTTCACGGAACCCAGCTTGTCACCCTCCGAAACCTTCGCCTTGGGCTGGTCAAGCCCGGCATCCATGCGAGCCTTGTCCCTGTCGATGCCCAACAGCTTCGCGTCAGGCGTTTCCGCTGGTCCATAGCCCACGATGTCCCGGCTCTCATCGAGCGTCGTTACGCCGCCAGCGAAAAGCCGGATCGCACGGTTCGCCGCAACCTGCTCGCGATCGTCAAGTTCCTCGACAGGCGAATAATCCCACGAGAACCGGATCTTGCCGCTGGCGATGTCTTCAGGGTCTTCGTAATCGACCAAAAGCTGATGCGTCAGTTCATCGGCCCACAACGCCTGAAGAGGCATAAGCCCCTGTGCGTAAGCCGCACGGATCGCTTCGGCATAGCTTCCGTACGCACCTTGCTGGTCAGTGTTCATGCCCAGTACGTCGGTGTTCAGGCCCATCGTCGACAGGACCGCCGCACGCAACTGCTTGGGAATCTCATTCAGGCCGAGTTCTTCAGGCGAGAACGACACCTTGTTGATGTCCATCGGACCCGTCAGTACGCCCGTCTGGCCGCGGCTTTCGCCACCGAACATATCGTTCATCCGGGTCTTGACCGCGTCGGCATCATCATCAGAAATGACGAAATCGCCCTTCGGCGTCAGGATCATCCCCGGGATCGCAAAATTTCTGAGCAATGCCGACACGTAGGTCGAACTCTCGTTCAGGGCCGCGATCTCTCTGACGGCTTGCTGAAGCGGGCACCATCCGAACCGATCCTCTTCCATGTTGATGTAACGACGGATGAAGATGACCCGGCTGACAGGAACGTCATGATTCTGACCGTTGATCTGGTATCGCCATCCGGAAAGGTACACAGACCCATCTTCCGGGTACAAAGGGCCGACCCTGTCGGGTCGCCAATACCGAAGCTCGACCGGCTCCCCTAGGCGATTCTTGACCTTCTCGATCCATACCGAATCGCGGGTGATCAGGTCACGCACGACCGATCCGGTGAAAGCTGTCTGGCCAACCTGCGGGTGCGGGCGTCGAAGCAGCGTCAAGGCTGGGTGCAGTGGCACCGGTTCCTCAATACCTTCGTCGCTGACTCGTACGACCTGAAGGTTCGCCACATTCCAGTTGCGGGCCATCCAGTCGATACCCGCCGCCACCGTCGCGTTACGCCAGAGGCCAGCACGAATAATGGGGTCGTAGTCGTAGTTCTGGCCCGGCAAGAACCATGAATATCTGCGGCTACCGCCAAAATACCCAGTCCCGCCGGTCCCCCGGTAGGGAGTGCGACCCCGGATGAGGTTGAACGCTTTTGTGAGTGCGTCGGATAAGGCCATGGATATATGATAACACAATCATTGGATGGCGAGCCTTTTTGCGGTTTTCGAAAAAATTTCCTTTTGGTGATATCCGACTTTTCGGGCTGCCGACACACACTGTACGCCCGTACCATTAAATCCGCGAAAACCGTC